TCAAGACTACGTGCATGGTTTCAGCGAGATGCCACGTGTGCCATTCATCGAAGGTGACATTTCGACTATTCCAACGCTGAGTTGGACAGCAATGGAAGGGATCGTTAATAGCACCGTGACAGCGGAGCTAGCGAACGGCAAGACATACGTGCTGCGCGAAGCGTGGACACGTTCGGCTTTCGAATTGAATACGCGGGAAGGTCAAGGCCGTGTCAGGTTCGAAGGTGTCAGCTGCGACGAAATTTGATCGCGGCTAAATCGGGAGGGTAAGTCATGGTTGAGAAGCTTAACGGCGCTGCCGTTAACGTGGCCAAAGTCACTTTGACAAAGCCGGTGATCGCGAACGGCGAGGAGACTTTGGAATTGCATTTTCGCGAACCGACTGGTGCCGACATTGCTCATTGTGGTAATCCCGTCGAAGTCGATTTTTCGCAAGACCCGCCAAAGATCACTTATGACGCGAAAGCCATGTCAGCGATGTTGGCACGGTTGGCTGTTGTGCCGCCTTCAACGATCAACAGTTTGACTGCGAAGGATTGGGAGACGGCGGCTCTCATGGTGACGGGTTTTTTTCTGCCGGACCTATCGAAGATATCATTCTCGATTGCTACCGGTTAGCTTTCGAATACAAGATCGATCCGGACGTTTTCCTAGCCAAGCCTGTCAGCGTGGTTATTCGTCATTTGCTGATGACGGATCGCCTGCAGCAACTTAGAGCTCCGCCCGACAATGGTTGATCAGCGAACCGAATTCGAGATAGCTCTAAAGGATAGCATTACTCCACAACTGCAAAATATTGGAAAGCAGTTGAAGGAGATGAACAAGCTGGCCAAGGAAGCCGGCGAAGCTCATTCGGGTACTGTTGACAAAATACGCAAGTCAAACGAGGGAATGACGGCATCTGCTCGCGAAGGGCTTCGCCATTTCAAGGAGGTTGGCGAAACTATTCTCGATTTTGGTAAGGACTTGCTTGGCGTTGGTGGCGTTGTCGAAACGATCAAACAAATCGGCGATGGCATCAATGAATTTGCTACAAGTACAACGCAGCTGAAATTCTTCGGCGAGAATGTCAATCTTGCGACCGAAGAAATTGAGAGCATGCGTGATGCCATGGACGCGATGGGCATCAAAACCGAGCAAGCCGACAAGTATATCAGCGGATTGACTGGTAAGCTTCAACAGCTGCAAACATTCCGTGAGAGCAGTCCGCTATATCAAGACCTTGCCAAGATGGGACCGGCGGGTGAGAAGGAAGCTCGGCAGTTACTGGCGAAGGTCAACGCCGGCGATTATACAGCGGCTATCGAAGAGATACTGCAGTTTTATCAAAAGCAAACTCCGCGAGCTCAAGCTTATCTTTCGGAAGTGTTCGGTTGGCCGCAAGCGTTGCTTGCGCATTTTGAGGAATTTCAAAAGGAAATTAACGCGAGGCTTGGCGAGCGTTATCAGGCAAACGAAGCTGCTTCACAACAATACATGATCAACAAGGTTCTTTTCTTTCGTCGTATGGAAAATGAATGGAATATATTTGCCGATCACGCTTTGACGGACATCAACAAGTTTTGGGGCGACGTGAATGCGCAGACTAAAGGTAGCCACGCATTCAGCGATTGGATGAATGCCGAATGGGATTTGGTGACGAAGACGATTGCACAGGACATCAAGGATTTCGAGGCACTGAAATCCTTGTATGAGAAGGCGAAAGAATTGTTGCAGAAGGCGAGTAATACCAAGATGCCATCGGCGTGGGATTGGCTTGGCTGGGGGACGCCGGCAGAAGCTCAAGAGCATCAACAAGAGAAGCAAGACAATACAAAGGCCGGCAACAAGGCGTTGCAGGATATCGACCGCATACTAAAGGACATGTATGGAGGCTTGACGGCTGACCCTACTGGCGGGTTTGGTGGCGCGCATGGTGGTGCGTTACAGGCGGGCGGTGGTGGCTTCCGTCCCGGCCGCGCTGGCCGAGCTCAAGGCGAGGCGACCACAACAACGGATGCGGACGGCACCAAGACGACAACTGCGCCGGATGGCAGTAAGACAATAACAAAGCCTGATGGCACTGTGACAACAACACCGCCGGCGCCAGACAGCGAACAAGGCAGAGCGGAGGGAATGCCGTCTCCGCAAGTTGATGTCAGTGGCAAACAAGCCGTAGCAGGAGGAGCAGCGCCGGCTGGTAGCAGTTATAACTATTTCCAGCGTCACGGGCATCCAATGCCATTCGAAGCATCGGAATTGAAATCAATTCAAACGCCTTACGGTCCGGTGACGGCCAATCCTCAAGCTCTCGCCGATATCAAGGGATTGACGGACGAGCTGAAAAAAGCCGGCGCACCGATCAAAAAGCTTGGTTCGTATAATCCACGGCCAAAGCGGTGGGGCGGTGGTTATTCATCTCATGGCATGGGCGCCGCTTGGGATATTGATGACGCTGAAAGTCTTTCACCGGCAATGCAAAGATGGATCAGGGAAAATCCCGAGAAGTGGGCGCAGGCAAAAGAGCGTTGGAATATCGGGCAGCCATTGCCGGAGAAGGATGCGCCGCATCTGGAATGGCGCGGACCGCATGGCAGTAAATTGATTGATGATCCAAGTGACGCGAATGCCGCGCGTAAGCGAGTTGATGACAAGGCTTCCAAATCGATTTGGGATCAACCATCCGTTGATCTTAGAGTGCAATTCAAAAACGTTCCTCCGGGCGTCAAGACAGATGCCGATGCTGATGGGCCATTGATCAATCAAGTGACAGTTGATCATAGCAAGGCCGTTCCGAAACAGGCGACGCAATAATGCCGACGCGCGAAGAATTGGAAATCATGTTGCGTGATAGCATTACTCCGGGTTTACGGAGTATTGCTCGCGAGCTTCGTGCACTTAATCAAACGGCCAAGGAAAGCGGTAGTGAGAGTGCCGGCAATATTGAAAAATTTGGGAAGTCATTCGGCGGTGTAGAAGCCAGCTCGAACCAAGCCTTGCGCAGCATGACTGCGATGGGAAGTTATGTCATAGGCTTTGGTAAGTCCGTCATGGGGATCGGCGGAACGGTTGAGAGCATCAAGAAATTGTCGGAAGGCATTAACGAGTTTGCCGAAAGCCGACAACAACTGACGATGTTTTCGCAGGATACCAAATTTGCCGCCGGCGACATTTCACAGATGCGCCAAGCCATGAAAATGATGGGTATCGAGACGAAGCAAGCTGATGCTTATATGGCCGGGTTTTCCGGTAAGTTGAAAGAGCTGCAAACTTTTCATCAAGGTAGCCAGTTGTTTCAAGATTTGGAGAAGATGGGCGGCAAGGGCGTCGAGCTAGGTAATAAATTGATAGCTGATGTGGACGCGGAGGATTACAAAAAGGCAGTGAATGATGTTTTCGATTTTTATGAGAAACAGACACCGCGAGCACAAGCGTATCTGCAACAGATGTTCGGCATTCCTGCCGCCGTGTTCGACAATCTGCGAGAATATCAGAAGCTAACGGAAGAAACCTTTGAAGGCGACGAAGCCAAAGCCAAACAATTCATGGTTAATAAAACCATCTTCTTTGCACGGATGGATAGTGAGTGGAAGCGGTTTGCAGATCACGCCTTGATAAGCATCAACAAGGTAACGACCAAGCTTGAGGAAGACACAAAGGACAAGCATTTTCTAAGCGATGCTGCAATCGAGGGATGGGACAAATTTTCGAAGATGATTGCGCAGGACAAATCGGACATTGATGGCATTATCAGTTTGATGAATAGCGTCAGCGGATTTTTCAAGAGTGGCGACGACGCTAAGAAAGACGATAAGAGTTGGGGCGAAAAAACTCACGATTGGATGCAGGAGCATATGCCTTGGGCGTCTGATCAGGCTATCAGGGAAAAAATATTTGGCAAAAAAGACAGAGAAGCCAAGCCGGGCGAGAAAGAGGGGGCGACGTTCGAAGAGCGTTTCGGGGCCATGGATGAATTGAAGACGCAGAAGGAAAATACGAAATTGCTCGAAAGCATCAGGGATACATTGGACAAGGCGACAGGAGGCTCCGGCGGTGTTCCCGGCTCGCAAGCTGCGGAATATGGGATGGGCATTCGGAGGCCTGGCGGAGCGATGCAAGCGGGCGGTGGCGGTTTTCGTCCGCGTAGTGGCGTTCGTGGTGCTAAAGACCCGAGCTATAGCTACGCCGGCGGCGAGACACCGGATTTATCTAATCTCAAAGGCGGCGAATATTTGAGAGCGCAACGTTCGCCGATGTATAAAGAGCTTGAGGAGCATCCAGAGCTCAAAGAGCGTTTGGCAGCTCTTACTTCAAAAGAAGATAAAGATTATCCGACACAAGTTGTTGAAAGCCTGATGAACCGCACGGCCTATGTCAACGAGGAGCGCAAGAAAAAAGGTCTGCCACCATTGTCTTTGCGCGATATGATCAGGCCAGATAGTCCGGTCAGCTTCTATGGTCCGGAACGTCGTCATGAAGTTGAAGCAGCAATTGAGCGTCTGCGTAGTCATCCGGCAGAAATGAAAAAATATATGGATGCCATCGACAACGCGCGCGAGAGTAATACGTTAAAGGGTTATACCGATCAGGGCACCATTGGCGATCCGAATTATATCAAGGGCGGTCCCGGCATTACGATGCCAAACAGTGAACGCTTTAACGATTGGGGCGGCGGCCCCGGTGAACAGGCCGGCGCAAGATCATGGCGCGAACGTCAACAGAGAGCCGTGCTAGAAGGTGCTCGCGATCGTGTTGACAAGTCACAGAGCAGTAATGTCACGGCACCAAAAGGTTCAGCCAACGTTTCAGTTGATTTTGGTACGAAGCCAGATGGCACTGCGACGGACGCTGCTTCAAGAGCTCTCGCCGGCGGACCGTTCAAGGATTTGAAAATAAATCGTGAGCCGCAATCATCCAAGGCCGGCGATCCCGCAGATAATAATTCGAATTCGCGTTGGTACTTTCAATAATGGTTGGCCTCGCTACCGAGCAAGCAGTGCTGACGATCAACGGTCAGGACTTCCGTGATTGGGAAACCGTCATGGTGCGTCATGCAGCGCGGGAGAGCCCGCCTTATCGTTTTCGCTTTACCTGCTCAGAAGCCGTTCCAATGTCAAAGAATTGGGGCGTGTTGCAGATCAGGCCCGGAGATAGTTGCACGATCACGCTAGCCGGACAACTGGCATTTACCGGGCGAGTGTCAACCCGGCAGGTTTATTATGACAAGCAGCGCCACTATGTCGAGATACAAGGCGCGTCGGTTACCGAGATTGCTTCTGCGAGCCCGGTGACGAAGACAATGGAAATGAAGGATGTCAATTTTTCGCAGATTGCACAGCAGTTATTGAAGCCATTTGGAATGCAGCTGATCAATGAAGGTGGTCAACCGCCGCAATTGAAGTTTCCGCGGGTTTCGTTGATGCATGGATTGAGTGTGTTTGATCATCTGGATTTGTATTCGCGAGCCGTTGGTGCATCGTTTACCAGCAACCCGCAAGGTCAATTTGTGGCCTTGTGGGGACCGAGCGGCGGCTCTGATACGGTTGTCGAGGGCCGTGATATCCTGATCGGACGTGAGATAATTTATAATCAGAGCATGGAAAGCACGGCTCCTCAAGCATCGCAACAAACTGGCAATGATCAGAAATGGGGGGCCAAGGTTGCGTCGGTCCCGTTTCTGTCAAAGCAAATGCTCAATCTGGCGAACACCTATCAACCGTTCACGATGTTGTCCGAGTTGCCAACTGCCGAGAAAGATCATATGCAAGGGCGGTCCGATACCGAGCATAACATGATGAAGGAAGATCAGATCACGGTGTTTGCAACCGTGTACGGATGGCTTCGTCCTAGTGGCGGGCTATGGCAGAGAAATCAAACTGTGCATGTCACTTCGCCGATGTTGATCATGGATGATGATCTAACGGCAAAATCGGTGACGTTCACGCAGGACAATCAGGAAGGCACACGCACGACGTTGGAGCTGTGCAATCCTTTGGGTATGGGCGGTGACATTCCGCAGGCACAATAATGGCAAACGAACGAACCACACTTTCGATGCAAGCGAACCATCATCGTCTAGGATCATCGCGTGCGACGGTCCGCGAATTCGACGACAACCATTTGATGCAGCAAGTCAAGTATGCAGATGTTTTGCATTCGGAGACGCCTAGTGATTTTGAACGTTGGCAACCTGTTGGCCTCACTTCGACGCCTCTCAAGCAGGATCAGGATCAATCGGACAATCAACAATCAAAACAGGGTCAGGGCGAGCAGCAGGGCGGTGCGTCGGACGATGGTGATTGGAACCATAATCAGCCGCAGGGTGCGGCATCTGAAGCACTTATGCTTTATCTTAATGGTCAGCGAAGCCATCCGATTGGCATGTGCGATGATCGCCGTGTGCGTCCGTATCAAGTGCCAGAAGGTGCAACGGCGCTATACGCCGCAACGGGGACGGGGCAACTGTTTTACCATAACGATGATGGATCGCATATCGTTGTGACGAATAATCCAAAGTATGACAATAGCGGCGGAGGCGGAGGCGGAGGCGGAGGCGGAGGCGGTGCCGGTGGCATGATGGTGAAGAAGCGTGATCTTTCCATCTCGGCGAGAGCAACCGGAAGCAGCGGCGGTCAACAGCAGAAAGAACGCTATGCGAGTATGCGGCACGTCAATAAGAAGCCGCAGGATCGCAATCCGGGAGGCAACGGACAAGGCGGATCGAACGGCAGTAGTAGCAGCCAGCAGTATCAGCACGAAGGCGAGAGCATCAACACCGAAGTCAGATGCACGAGCAGCCGTATCGAATTTCGTATCGGCGAGAATGTTGTCGGCTATTACGACACGAACGGCTCGAAATGGTCATTCACCGGGGAAATGCATTTAGGTGACGATAATGCTTCTGATCCGGTTTACGGTGTCAACGGTGCCGTTGGACAGACAACAAAGATGACGGGACCGGGGGCTGTGCTTGTCACTGCTCCTAATCCGGGGCCGCCGACATCGATGGATGGTAATCCGCTATTAGACGCTATTCGTCGCATAGGCGAGCTGGAAAGACGGATCGCCGAGTTGGAGGCTCGCACAATATGAGCTGGATTGGCAACATCCACAATCCTTGGCGTGACTTGTTGAAGCAGCAAGCATCATTCAAGGGCGTTATATTTCATATCGAGACTGGTGCGCGCATGAGTGGCCGGCGCACCGTGGTACATGAGTATCCGAAACGCGACGATCCATATTCGGAAGATATGGGCCGACAGGCGCGGCGGTTTCATTTTCAAGGTTATCTGATTTATAGCACTGCACAGGAGCGGCTATACGATTACGTTTCACAACGTATTGCGTTGTACAACGCGCTTGAGAGTGATGATGCCGGTCCGCTCGTTCATCCGGTATTCTGCCCCGGTGGAATACAGGCGATGTGCGAACGTTATACGATGATTGAAAATCGTACACGCGGCGGCTTTACAGAATTTGAAATGCAATTCGTGGAGCTCGGAACGGCTGGCAATTCAATGTCGTTCGTCAACACTGCTTCGCAAGTCGCCCAACAATCGAACGCGGTGGATAATTCGACGACCGACATGGCGAACAATGCGCCGACCGATAGCGTTTGGTCCGGTCAGGCTCCGGCCTTCCGGTCATACGGCCAACCGGGAGTGCCTTCATCGTGAGCATTTCCAGCGAGCAAGAGCAGCTCAATGAAATCATCAATAATATCTGCAAGTATATTTTGCAGATGGTTTCGGCGAAGGGCGCACAAGCTGCACAATTGCGTCTTCAAGTCGGTCAAGTCCAATCGAATGGTTTGGCGTATCTGCAAAACAAGACGTTCGGCACGATGCTTTACAATTGTTTCGTGACAGCGCGGACGCTTCCGATCACGGCTGATCTAGTGGCGATGGTCCGTGAGCAGATCAGTCAGGAAGCTCCGACCGGTCCGATTGCGACACTCGTTGTTGAAACAGCAATCCTGTATTGCCTGACAACGGAATGCATCTTCATAACGCAGATGACATTCGCATCGCGGAATGATGTGCAGTTGATGATGACGCGAATGACGAACGCTTTCAATGCCGCACGTGATCAGGCCGCTGATCGAATGGATAGTGCGACCTATCAAAACCTGACTTACCTTGCGGGCTCGATCATCAATCATCTAAATCAAACTGCGTTGACATTGCCGCGGCTTGTTCAATTCAGTTTCCAAACGAGCTATCCGGCGTTGACGATGGCAAATCTGATTTATCAGGATACATCACGCTGGGAGCAATTGGTTAGTGAGAATGACACGGTGCATCCGCTGTTCATGCAGCGGCAAATTGTCGGACTTAGCGCATGACGGACATCCGGATTATTGAAGTTGTAAACCTCGAAGCAATGACGATGGATTGGCTGCTGCTTCCGAATGGTCAACTCGATACTAGCGAAGAGCTGGCGACAGCGGTCAGTGTGGCCTTGGGCACCAACATGCTCGCTGACATCGACGAAAAGCTTCCTGATCCGGATAGCACGGATCGCATGGGATGGTGGGGCGATTATCAGGCGCAGGAGATATGGGGAGGCTGGCCAATCGGTTGCAAAAATTGGCTGCTATCTCGCGCCAAGATCACGGATCAAGCGTCGGAGGAAGGCGGCACACTGCAGCGAGCTTACAACTATTGTGTTCAATGTATGCAGCCATTCGTTGATAATCAAGTCTGCACGTCATTCGAGGTTAGCGTTTGGCGTCGTGACTTATATAGCATTTATGTCTTGATAACGATCTATCGCGGCAACAAAGAAGATATAGCACTTCGCTATCAAATCTTGTGGGATCAAATGTAATGCCTTGGACAACTCCGCCGCTACGCACTGTGCGCGAGATGGTGCGAAACGATGTGACAGCCGCTTTGTCCGGTGCTGTGTTGATTGCCAATTCCGTTCTCCGCGTCATGTCAGATGTAATGGCGGGATTGGCGCATCTTGTGCTACGCTATATCGATTGGCTTTCTTTGCAGCTATTACCGGATACCGCAGAAAAGGAATGGCTAGACCGACACGGCAATATCTGGCTGGTCAACGCGGATGGTACGACAGGACGAAAGGCTGCAACTTACGCTTTCGGCACAGCAACGGCGACGGGACAACAAGGCTTCGACATACCATCCGGCACGATCCTAAACGGGCTTGGCATTGACTATCAAACGACAGCCGACGTTGTGATGGGCGCCGGTCCGACTACTATTCCCCTGCAATGTCTCACGGCAGGTTCAATCGGCAATTTGGATGAAGGTACGCAAATCGGTTTCTCAACTCCGATTGCAGGCATCGATAGCAATGCCACGATTATCGAGATGTCCAACGGTGCGGATACCGAAACAGATGACGAGCTGCGAGCGCGTATTCTATTTCGTATTCGCAATCCTCCGATGGGCGGATCACAGGCGGACTATATTGCTTGGGCTTTGTCTGTGCCCGGTGTGACACGAGCATGGGCGGCGCCGGAGATGGGACCGGGTACGATGACGGTTCGCTTTATGATGGATGATTTGCGAGCCGGGAATTCACCGCCGGGAATGCCAACGACAGCTGATGCCGTGATGGTGCATGATTACATCGATCCGCTTCGACCGGTGACGGTCAAGGATTTTTTTGTGCAACCTCCGGTGCCGCTCTATTACAATATCACGATTAGCAATCTTGATCAGGATACATCAGACGTGCGAGCCCGCATCTTGCAATCGATACAAGCAATGGAATTCGAGAAATCAGGCCCCGGTCAAACCATGTATCGCACATGGGTTGAAGAAGCGATTGCGAATGCTGTTGGTGTCAATTATTTTGAGCTCACGTATACTACAACGACAATGCCTGATCCGGGTTATATGCCATTCATAGGGACGATCACATATGCCTAGCAAGGCGATAGTCCCTCGCAGCAGTGTTGTCGCCTCGCCTGTTCCTCCGGTTGTCATTGCACCGGATAGGCACATCAGAAGATATTGCGACGATTACGTGCATGGCTTTGCCGATCTTCTCCCGCGCGGATTGGCTTGGCCGCGTTGGCGTGAAACCGTGTTGATGTCTGTTGTTCATGGCCTCTCTTGTATTTGGGAATTCGTTGACGGCCGAGCCGCTGACTTGCTGGAAATCGAGAGCGATCCGCGGACGACAACGGAGCTGCTTCCGGATTGGGAAAGAAATTGGGGCTTGCCTGATCCATGTATGCAAGACCCTCAAACAATAGAAGCGAG